AGAGTAAAAGTAAGTGACGTTTACGATTGGTACAAAGTGGGTCAGGCCATCAGCAATCTAAAAAATGTCAAACGCAAAGATTTTGGGCAGGGCCCACCACAAACTGTGATTGTGTTTGGTAGCGAAGAGGAAGAGCACAAGCTAGTACCATTGTTACAGAAGCTGGGCCTGGAACTCACTGACGTTGATGAACCCCTGATAGAGACTGAGGCGTACCTAGCCAGCGACGTACTTCAGGTACTCAAAGAAAAATGGAGCAAACGATACAAACGGAGTATCGATTGCTCCAGTCCCAAAGGTTTTAGTCAACGAGCTCATTGTGCAGCCAGAAGAAAACGTGCCAAAGGCGGCAAAACAAAGAGCAAGCCGGTTTAGTGATTTCTCATCTGAACTTTTTTCGCTGTCTTGCCACCCAGTGTCAGATAGGGTAACCAACTGTGATGACTAACTTGAATGGGCAATTCCAATCGTTTTGCAGCCAGAGCATAATAATCAGGCTTATAGGGTTGATTGTTTGGACGCCATTTTTTGTGACCCTTTTTCAAATTGCAATCACGACAGCTGGTCACACAGTTTTCCCAGGTGGTTTTACCACCTTCACAACGTGGAGTCACGTGGTCAATGCTGAGATCTTTTGCAGTAAAAATTTCACCACAGTATTGGCAAGTGAATAAATCACGCACATACATCAGATGACGACTGTATCTCACACGACCTTTGCGAAAATTGAAATGGTCAGTGGTTACAGCCACACTGGGTAGCTGAAGTTTTAGTCTGGGGCTGTTAATCCAGCGATCTTCATACATATGCACTGGCTTGATTTTGTCCAAGCACATGAGTCTGATGCAAGTTTGCCAGTCCACTACACTGAGTGGTAGAAAATCAGCTGGTTGATAATCGGGGGTTAGAATTAAAGTGTCGCTCATACGAATCACCACATGTATTTAGTTTAGCAAAATTTGGTAAAGAAGTAAATAATAATATGGCGAAAACCGATGTTAACCTAATCAAAAAACCCTATAAGATGCAAAATTGGGATGAGCATCAGATTGCTGAATTGGTGAAATGCATGGACCCAGAAACCGGACCCATGCATTTCATGAGCAATTATTTTTTCATTCAGCATCCCACCCGGGGTAAAACGCAATATCAACCCTATGATTATCAGCTTCGTTTGCTGCATACCTATCATAACTATAGGTTTTCAATTGCTCTACTGCCCAGACAGACAGGAAAATCAACCACAGCGGCTGGTTATTTGCTGTGGTATGGTATGTTTGTACCAGACAGTACTATTCTGATAGCTGCTCACAAATATCTGGGCGCTCAGGAAATCATGCAAAGAATTCGGTATGCTTATGAATCCACGCCGGATTTTATTCGCGCTGGTGTGGTAAACTATAACAAAGGCAGTATAGAATTTGAAAACGGTTCCAGAATAGTAGCACAGACCACCACTGAAACAACTGGGCGTGGTATGAGTATCACGTGTCTTAGTACAAAAAATACAATAGTAACTGTAAGAGATAAAATAACTGGAGAAATTTCACAAAAAACTATAAGCGAACTCATCCAACAAAGGTAGAAAGAAAAATTACATGCTCGAAGTCAACAGGAATCCGGAAAAAATTAGGAAAACTGTTGAAAAAAATCGAGGATCAAAACGATCAACTGATACTAAAAAACTAATGTCGGAACGTGCAAAAGGCAGAACTCCTGCAAACAAAGGCTGTTACTATGTGCATAATCCGCAAACTGGTGAAAAAAAAATTGCTCCAAAAAGGTCAAGAAATTCCAGAAGGGTATATAAGAGGATATGGAAGTAGAAAATACAAGATTTGAAGTTTTAACTACTGATGGTTTTAAGGATTTTTCCGGCATCACACTCTGGGAAAAAGAAACATACCGATTACAGTTGGAAAACACATGGGTGGAATGTACCAGTGATCATATGTTTTTCTCCAGAGATCGTAATGATTGGATACAGTATCAGGATATTGTGATAGGCGAGCAGATCCAAACATGTAATGGTTTTGAGAAATGTATTTCTAAAGAATATATTGGCACACAAGAAGTAAGTGATTTGGTGAACGTAGAGGATGTTCACAGTTTTATAGCCAATGACATAAATGCGCACAATTGCTTGTACTTGGACGAATTCGCGTTCGTTAGACCCTCTATTGCCAGAGAGTTTTGGGTTTCTATTTCACCCACGCTGAGCACTGGTGGTAAGGCTCTGATAACCAGCACCCCCAACAGTGATGAGGATCAATTTGCAACTATATGGAAACAGGCCAACCGATGCACCGACGACTGGGGAAATCCCACAGAGCTGGGAATCAATGGATTTCGCGCATTTCGTAGTTATTGGAACGAACATCCGGATCGCGATGAACGCTGGAAAGCTGAGGAACTGGGCAGAATTGGTGAAGAGAGATTTCGACGTGAGCACGAATGTGATTTTGTGATTGCTGATGAATCATTAATCAGCAGTTTGAAATTACGTGAACTAACCAGTTCTGAGATTATTAACAAACAAGGCCAGGTGCGCTGGTATAAGAATCCTGAACCCAATCGTGTATATTTGGTAGCATTGGACCCCAGCTTGGGCACTGGTGGCGATCAATCTGCCATTGAAGTCTTTGAAGTTCCCACTATGATTCAGGTTGCTGAATGGCAAAACAATCGAACTCCAATACAAAAACAGATCGGAGTACTCAAAGAAATAGTAAAGACATGTAGCGATGTGGTGGGTGTTAATAACGTATATTACAGCGTGGAAAACAACACACTGGGCGAAGCAGCTCTGGTTTCCATTAGTGAAATTGGTGAAGAAAATATCCCAGGAGTTTTTCTAAGTGAACCAGCTCGTGCAGGGCAAACTCGCAGATACCGCAAAGGTTTTACGACAACCAATAAGACCAAAATTGCTGCTTGTGCCAAATTAAAAAATCTAGTGGAAACTGACCGTATTCGTATCCATAGCTCAAATTTGATAAGTGAACTGAAGAGTTTTATATCACATGGTGCTAGTTTTGCAGCCAAATATGGAGAAACTGATGATTTGGTGCTGGCATTGTTGTTGATTATAAGAATGAGTCAGATACTGAAAAATTATCATCCAGAACTGGAACAACAAATTACAGATAGAGATGATAATTTCATTGAACCCATGCCATTTATCGCCATGTTCTAATAAATAATTATATGCCTACTGAGAAGACAAATTACAGTGAAGAATTATATGAATGGTTGAAATCCAAGTTCCACCCGGTTCAGACGCTGAATGCTGATGGTGAGGATAGTAGTGATTTTGATAAAGTTGTGAGTTTTATCTTTGAATTCACAGACAAAAACAAATCACTGGAGAATATTAAAGTAAGTCTTACTGATGACGATCGAAAACTAAACACTAATACTGTGAGTAAAGTCACAGTGGAATATGATCAGGATCTAGCAAATGAAATGACTCCCGATTTCCAGGAGTTTCTGTCAGATATTAAAGAATGGGCTCGGGCCAGAATGCTGGGTTTTCAAGTAACCAATATAGAAGCAGAACCTGGTAAAAGATCTGTGAATGAAAGCAAATTCAGCCAGATGACTGGCACAGTAAAAACCAGCGTACAAACGCTGGAAGACGTAAAAATCATCATAAAGCACAGTGACATCATCAATGACGATGTTCGTGGTGCAAGAACCAGAAAAATACACAGAATCTATGTGGAAAACGCCAAAGGGGAACGGTTCCTGATGTCGTTTACTAGTCCTCGTGGTGCTCGCGCCATGGCAAGACATGTGGTGAATGGCGGAAATCCCTACGACAAAGTGGGATCAGCAATCAGTGAAACTGTGGCAGAAGCCATTGCTTTGAGCAAGTTTGTTCGTCGCACCAGAAACCATCAGTTTGAAGATTCCACTGCGGTGGGTATGATTGAGAGCGCAAAAGCACGCTTGGCTGAAGTCAAAAGAGTGCTTAATGGACTAAGTGGCGTTAAAGGATATGCTCGATATTCATCAGGATTGGCTGAACAAACCGAGATTGAATTTAACGAACAGGTGAAAGATCACTTTGTTCAAAACAGATACGACGAACAACTGGACAACAGTTTACCCTATGTATGGAGAGCATATCAGATGAGCAATCTAAGAGAATTTGATGAATTTGCCCAGTGGGCCGACGGTGTGGTTAACGAAGAAGCTCCGGAAGATCCCAAAGTGGCTTCAGTAAAACAGCTGATGGGGATCAAACCCAAGCCTGAGGCACAGAAAGGGATCCAGGTTCAAAAAACCGCCAAGGGTACCATGGGCATCACTGTTCCCAAAGATGACCCTGAAGCTACCAAACAGGCTGCTAAGTTTTTTGGGGCAGGTGGTGCGGCCAAACTACCCCCAGGCACCAGTATCACTGTTGACGAAGGAACCATGCAAAAGTTTGAAGTCGTGTTTGAAAAGTCTGGACGTCAGGTCACCAAAACTATTAAGGCAGTGAATCAGGGTAGTGCAGAAATTCAAGCCTATCACATGGCAGACGCCACGGGTAGCAAGGTGGTGAGCGATGTTAAACCAGTGTCGGAAGCGTTGGGTGGTGATGAAGCTGATGATATAATTGCCGATACCAGAAAAAAAGACATAACAGAAACCATTGATGCAGATACTGCTCGAGAAATTTTAGATCGTCATGAGAGTGGAGAATACATGGGTGATCTTGTTAATGAGTTCCCCAATTTGCAACAGATAGTGGACGATGTTGTGGTGGACCATCATTTACATCCAGATGATGATCATGAAAAAATTGAGTATGAGGTGATGAAAACTCTGGCAGACATTGCCTCGCAGAATAATTCTGGTACACTGCGTGAAGAGAATAGTTTCCGTGAAGGAGAACTGGTAAAAATCAATTATGGAAAATTCAATGGCACTGTGGGAAAAATCAGTGAGTTCTCTCCCAGCGGCACGCATGTTGGGGTTAAGGGCCAGGATGGTAAGTTTTTGGGATATTACAGCACATCGGATTTGAGCCCAGCTGATGATTATAACGATGAGGATGATAGTGAATTCACTGAGTCTAGTCTGGACCCAGTGGGAAAAGAAGATGACGACATCAACAATGATGGCAAGGTTGATAGCACTGATGACTATTTGAAGAATCGCAGAAAGGCCATTAGCAAGAACATTGACGAAGATCTAAACAGATTGGTTCATCTCAGTGGTTTAAAGAAGTAACTGGTTAACAACTATATCAAAGGCTCAGGATCAACCCTGAGCCTTTTCTGATCTTTATATGCAAATATTACCATTTTGTTTGAACTGTATAAATAAATTTGTTACACTACTAAAGTAGAGTAACATTGAGACCAACTCATTAATACTCATTATGGAACTTATTAAGGAAAAAACATTATGGCAACATTAGCAGAAATTCGTGCTCGTCTCCAAGCCCAGGAGAATAAAGGACAGGGCAACACTGGTGGAGGAGACAGAGTCATTTACCCCCACTGGAATATAGAAGAAGGGCAGAGCTGTTTGCTTCGCTTTCTTCCTGACGCAGACCCCAAGAACACTTTCTTTTGGGTTGAACGTGCAATGATTAAATTGCCTTTTCCGGCTGTAAAAGGCAGTGCAGATAAGAAGCCGGTTCAGATTCAGGTTCCCTGTATGGAAACTTGGGGTGAAACTTGCCCAGTTCTCACTGAAGTTCGTCCCTGGTTCAAAGACAAGAGTCTGGAGGAACAGGGCCGTCGTTACTGGAAGAAGCGTAGTTATCTGATGCAGGGTTTTGTTCGTGAGAATCCCATTGATCGTGATGAAACGCCAGAAAATCCCATTCGACGTTTTGTGATCAGCCCGCAGCTTTATACTCTGATCAAGGCTGCATTATTGGATCCTGAACTGGAAGAAATGCCCACTCATTATGAACGTGGTTTGGACTTCCGAATCGTTAAGACCAGCAAGGGCGGATATGCTGACTATAACACCAGCAAGTGGAGCCGCAAGGAAACTCCGCTCACTGGCGTTGAGATGGCTGCTATTGAAAAGCATGGTTTGTTTAATCTGGCCGATAACTTGCCCAAGAAGCCCACTGCTGTTGAACTCAAGGTGATTCAGGAAATGTTTGAGGCCAGCGTGGATGGCCAGATGTATGACCTGGAACGCTGGGGCCAGTATTACAAGCCTTATGGCTTGAGCAATGGGGATGACGAGACCGCAACTTCTGTTGCTACCTCGACCACAAAACCTGCTCCAGCAGCTGAGCCTGTGACTGAATCCAAGCAGAATCCTCCTTGGGAAAATTCAGAACCAGCTGAAGCAACTGCGCCAGTGGCAGCACCCAAAGTTAGTGCTCAGGCCAATGACATTCTGGCAATGATTCGCAATCGTCAGAAGAATTCCTAAATGTACTTTCAGTGCGGTGAGTAAAACCTCACCGCACTGATTTTTATCTATATATATACAGGTGAGATAATATATGGCAACACGTCCGTTTGATTTATCACGTTTTAGAAAAGAACTAACCAAGAGCATTGATGGTCTTGGTATTGGATTTAATGACCCCACTGACTGGATCAGCACTGGAAACTGGGCACTTAATTATTTGATCAGTGGAGATTTTAATCGTGGCATACCGTTGGGTAAAGTCACAGTATTTGCGGGAGAATCAGGCGCTGGCAAGAGTTATATTTGTTCTGGTAATGTGATTCGAAATGCACAAGCTCAGGGCATTTTTGTGGTGCTGGTTGACAGCGAAAATGCACTAGACCAGAGCTGGCTGGAAGCATTGGGTGTGGATACTGGTGAGGATAAGCTGCTCAAGCTCAACATCGCAATGATCGACGACGTGGCTAAAACCATTAGCACGTTTATGAAAGACTACAAGAGCATGTCAGCCAGTGAAGACAAACCCAGAGTATTGTTTGTTATTGACAGCTTGGGTATGTTACTAACTGCCACTGACGTTGATCAGTTTGATAAGGGTGAAATGAAGGGTGACATGGGTCGCAAACCCAAAGCTCTTACTGCATTGGTGCGTAACTGCGTTAACATGTTCGGTAGCCACAACGTGGGACTACTGGCCACAAATCACACCTACGCCAGTCAGGACATGTTTGACCCTGATGACAAGATCAGCGGTGGACAGGGATTTATCTACGCTAGTTCCATTGTGGTGGCTATGCGCAAACTCAAACTCAAAGAGGACGAGGACGGAGTTAAAACCACAGACGTACTGGGCATCAGAGCAGCTTGCAAAGTAATGAAGACTCGTTATAACAAGCCTTTTGAAACAGTACAGATCAAGATTCCCTACAGCACTGGTATGAGTTTGCACAGTGGTATGACAGATCTTCTGGAAAGAAAAGGACTGTTAACCAAGGACGGTAATCGCTTGCTTTACAAGTTTTCCAACGGCGAGGAAACTCGTGCGTTTCGGAAGGTTTACGAAACCAATGATAACAACATCTGGGAAAACATTGTCCAAGATCTGGTGCAAAATCCAGACAAGTTGAGACAAAATCGCTTAACGGAAGGAGACAAGGCTGATGCAGAGTGATCACGCAGAGTTGGCTGCAGAACTATGGAGAAACTTACTGGATTATATCCCAGCACGTGACAGGTCAGATGCGGCTGAACAAATGATTATTGCCTGCCGCCGTTTGGAATTTACAGACGACGATCTGGAAAGTTTAGCTGATTATGATCGTTATCTAGCCGAAGCAGTGGCACTGGAAGCTGAAGAACAGGAAGAACTGGATGATGACCTGGATTCAGATGACGATTACGAAGACGACAGGTACTGATGTGGTACAGTAAAGTTATTCAGGACATAACGGTGCTGCCAGATTTTCTGGAATTTTACAGATCCGAATTGGCGCAAGCCAAACTGGAGATCGCCATTAAGGGCAATCTGGAAAAACATCTGGCAGCACTGCCAGGAATCACTGAGCATAGATTCAATCAGTTACAGGAGATCGAAGCTGTGCTTAACTACCTTAACATTCAGTTGAGAAAGATTCGCCGCAAGCATTTTCAGAACTACTTGGAAAAGTATGCCAAGGCTTTGAGTAGCCGTGATGCTGAAAAATATGCTGACGGAGAACAAGAAGTTGTTGAGTATGAAGAAATAGTGAATGAAGTGGCGCTGGTTCGTAACCAATATTTGGGAATAATCAAAGCATTAGAATCCAAAAATTGGACACTCAGTAACATAGTGAAATTGAGAGTATCGGGATTAGAAGACGCGAGCATATAACAAAATGAACACAAACAAACAAAACAACAGACCCAAATGCATTCTTTGCGATAA